GCAAGGCAGAAGCGACATCCGTTTAGCCGGGGGACAACATGGCCCAACCAATCACAGGAAGGGGCAACCATCAATCAAGGAAATCCTCGAGGATTCGTTCACAGCAAGAGACATCTAAGTCCTCCTCGCCGAACAAGACTGCTAACGTTAATTCAATGACATCAGTGGCAGTCAAAGAATACTTGTAGTGGTAGAAACGTGTCATGTCATCACGATTACAATGATAGCGACATGATTGTATTTTATCGAGCACACCCTGGACCCCGAGGTCCAAGAAAGTGCCCTTTGCGTTCCAACCAATGCCGTCAAGAGAAACATCTCCATCAGGACAAAGTTGGCGGTAACGTTCGCCAAAAGCTCGACTAAGAGGGGGGCAATGCCGGAACTCAAACGAGTAACTCAACGCCTTGCCTGCCAAGTAGGAGCGGTCAGAAACCGCATCATTCTTGGAAGCACGTGCATTGAATCTCGCCAAAGCCTTACCCAACTTAGGCACGAGAACAAAACCAAAAGAGGTCATAATGAATTGTTTGGAAAGAAAAGTACATTCAGACAAATGTTTCCTCACGAAAACCTTCGCCTTCATGTGGGCTAAAGTGGTGATATGTTCGTAAGCACGTCTCAATGGCTGCGCGCGAACGCAGAAAGGATTGTCAAGACGCAACAACATATCATCACCCAGAACCAAACAAGATCCAATAAGACCTCGAGGAGCGCAGAAAGACTCAACTATCGACGCATTCCACATGGTGTTTCGGAACGTTGTAGATTGCGCACCAGTAGGCAACTGATTAACCACTCGTGCTCGAAGATTATACTCCATGGACTTAACCATGAAAGAATTAGCAACGAGCATGAGGGACGTTACCCACTTGGGAGCACCTAAACGTCTCAACCAAGAGACTTCAAGCATGTGCACATCTCTGACCTGTGTCTTGTCATTTGCCGAAAAGTCAGATTCGATATAAATTGATCCAGGCTGAGAGCCCCGTACGATAAACTCGCACAGACTTTCAGTAGACTTGGAATAGGCGCCAGAATAACTGACAGAATTCGAATTGACCGACAAATCCATTGCTGCAAACATACGTTTGGTGCATGCTTGCATAACAGGTCCGAGAATTGCATTATGCAAATCACTTGATTGGTAAATTATGCGTGGAGCCCAATCAGTATCATGGCGTTTCAATAAAGCCTCAATCTTAACAAAGATTTGCTTGTCCGAAAATTGTTTTGAAGTACATTCAGATATAATCGGATAGACTTTAAGATGCCGTGCCTGCTTAGCGGCAGGAAACTGTGAGTTCCACGAATGGAATAATTCCGGGGTCCAATCGACGGGTTCACACGGTGAAGGACATAACTTCTCCAACAAACTAAGACTGTG